TTTATCACCTGTAGCTACTGCTGTGGGTGCTGTATCTTGGTCAACGGCTGTGTAATCTAAAAAACTACCTGCAATTAAATCTGCACTTGTTGTTGTAACAGCAGTTAATTTATAATACCATTTATCATTAGCATCATCTGGTGTTACAGTCATAGAACCACTAATAGTTTTAGCTATTTCATCTGGTAATATAGTTGCTGTAAGTGTTATTGAAGCATCATCTGCCATTATTTACTCCTTTTGCCTTCTTTAATAAGACGTTGTTCTCTTTCTTCGTATTTCTTAATTTCTTCAGAAGATAATTTTCTTATAAAACCTTTTTTAGGATTTTTTATTACTACTGTTGTTTTTATAGGTGTAACTGTAGCGTTAGCCATTATAAATCTCCTCTAAATATTTTTGATTCTATTCCTGTAACTTTTACAGTTACGTCTTTACTTTTTTTTGTCGAAGTGTTTCCAGAGTTGTCCTTGAAACTTATATTGTCCATAGTGGATGAGTTCTGATGAGAGGTCTGCCCAGATTTCTCCTCCAATTTTTTGCCATCTTCTTGAGAAAGCGTAATCTTCTGATAAGTACCTTCCATCTTCATCCTTCATCGTGTCAAAAAACAAATATGTGTTCTTTGAATCAAATTCTTTTCCATTTAATATTTGATCAGTATTATAATGTAACTCTGGATACTCTTTTATCATTTTTAAAAGAGCCTCTTTCTTAATTAAAAGAAATCCAGTTGCCGCATCTAATACTTTTGCAAAACCTTGTTTAACTTGTACGTTATCTTTGTCTTCAAAATTTAAAACATAAGGTAAACTAAGTGTTTTATAATCTAAATTATCTTTTACTAACTGTGGAATAGCACTCCAATTAATTAATTTCATTGGATATGGTGCACAAACTACATCATGATCAAAATCTAACATTCTTTTGACAATTTGAGGTTTAAATCCTATGTCAGCATCAACAAACAACAAGTGTGTAGCTTCTTCATCATCTAAAAAGTTTGCTACTAATGTATTTCTTGCTCTAGTAATTAAAGATTCCATTCCAAGTGTTTGAATACGAAAAGGAATTTTTTCTTGATTACAAAAAGTTTGTAATTCTAACATAGAGTGAAAGTAATCTTCACACAACCATCCACCATAAGCTGGTGTTGCTACAAATAATTTTATTTTATGAGACACTAATTGATATACTACCTAAACTTGCAGTAGTTGTCAATGCTGTCGCTAGTGTATTACCTGTTGCTAAAGTAAAACTACCTCTTATTCTTTTATCTGAAGCAGTAATACCAAGTTTTTTTTGCAATGTATTAATAGATCCATTAAATAATTGATCAGAACCATGTAATTTTACTTGTGGACTAGCATCTTTTAATGCTTCTGCATCAACTGCATGTCTTTTTGGTTCTAATTGAGGATGTTTAGGTTCAAATTCTGATTTGTGTACTAAAGAACCATTCCATTCCTTAACCATTTCTGTATATGGATATGCAAATCCATTTCTATCTGAAACAGCTTTAGCATATTTACCTTTTGCAAATGCCATTTTTAATCCTCAGACTCATAACAATTACATTTAGGACATCCTTGATCTGATGTGCATTCACAATCATCACAAAAACAAGTACATTTAGGACATTTTTCACTGTCTATTTTTTTTATGTTATCCATTAAGCCCTCGCAAGTTTAGGATAAATTTTTAAATCAACTTTTTCTCTGCCATCATCAATGGCTCTTTTAAATTCTTCTTCGTATTGTAATTTTAATTCTTGTCTTCTATTAATATCTATTTGTGGTCTTTTTTGTGCCATATAATAAGTAAGTCCACTAACTGCACATGGTAAAAAACTATCTGGTATGTCTATAGTTTCTGTAGAAGCAGTAATATCTTGTATTCTATTTCTTCTACTATAACGAAAAACGTCTGTAGAATTATCTGGTGTTGGATATAAATATACTACAGGAGCAGCCCTTTGCATATCTAAGAAAAACTGTGAAGGTCTTCCTTTATTTGCTTTAACAGGAATATTTAAGTAATCTTCTCTGTTCATTCTATCCATTTGAAAATCAGTTCTGTCACTGTTTTCTGTTCTTGATATGACAGCTTCTAGTATGTCTAAAGTAAAAGAATCTAATGTATAATTTGCTGTGCCTTCAGTAACAGTTTGTGTAGCTTCATCTATTGTCCATAGTTGAATACCTCTGTTTGCCCATTCACGCATCATTATATTAAGAGTTCTTCTTGCACTACTTGCTTCTTTTCCTGTAGTAGGCTCACTGCCTACACGAGATAAAGCCTCATCGATAATTTCATCAACAAATAAAGTAGAAGTTTTAGTTCCAGAAGTTGCCATATCTTATTCCTAGTATGTTTTCTTTAATTTCATTACAATTGTATAATGATCTAAATTAGTGTGACCACTTGTTGTTAAATCAACATCACCATCGTATCCAGATGCTTCAGTATTTTTAATTCCACCAAACTCTGAAAAGTTTAAGTGTCCTTGAACATTACCTGCTGCTGCACTGCCTCCTAAGACTAATGATTTAACATTAGTTGTTGCTGCCCATTCAATATCAACACGCATTCCACCAATGTCATACCAAATTTTTTCTATGTCAACTTTTGAACAAGCTGTTCCATCTCTTCCTGCTGATAAAGCTGATACATCAACTTTCTTAACCGATGCTTCACCACTACCATCAGAAATGTTTGTAAATTTCATTATGGCGTGTTTTGATCCAACAGCATCATATAAAGTTTGACTTGTAACTGCGTCTGCCATTTTATTTCTCCTATGTAAAAAAAGCTAGGGCTTTTACACCCTAGCCATTATTGTTTATTCAAATACTAATCTACTCATTGCAATAAAATGAGTATTAAGTGCTTCTGCTGCCGCTGCTCCTGCTTCAATTCCATTGTAAGGAATAAAATCAACATCGTCAGTTAATGCTCCTGTTGGAGTAGTACCAGTTGTTACTGCTGTACCACCAGTTGAACCAGAAGTAGTTGTAACATTGTATTGTATACCATTTACAAAAATTGATGCTTTTCTATCTGAATCAATTTTAATTTTTAAATGCAAAGGAGTGTTTGCTGCAACAGTAATAGGTAATTGACTTATAAAGTCAGTTCCACCAATACTATGAACAAAATGCAATTTAGTAAAATCAGTAAATGCTTCTGAGTTAGTAGCATCAGTTTGAAATTTAAAAAATGCTTGGTCATCATCAGTTGCAACTAATTGGTCATTAGTTAATTTTAATCCTGCCCAAACCTTTTGGTTATCAATTGCAGGTAGCATAATTGATGTTTCCCAATGAGTTTCATTTTCAGTTCCCCATTGACATCCACTCCATGCTGTAATTGCTCCAGTGTCTGCTGTTCCATCATTATCTAAATGAGGACAAACAATTGCTTGGTCTGCGTCAGCACCTGCAGTTGTTGCTAGAATTCCACCTGTAGTAGCACCGAATGTAACTAAAGCAGATGTCATGTTAGTTCCAAGTGCTTCAAAGTCATAACTTAAAGTTCTTTGAACTTCAGTTGTAGCTGCTGCGTCTAAGTTAGCATTTAGTCCCGGACGTCTGTTAAACCATTCTTCAAGATACCATCTTCTAGCATCTTTTGGATAGTCACCGACTGTTCTATCTGATACTAGACCAGATGTAGTATTCTTGCTAATTAGCTTCATCCCATTCTCTGAACGAATAGGGCCGCTAAAAGTTGTATTAGCCATAATTAATCCTTTGTAGTTGTAATCACACCATCTCTTCTACAATCGTCTGCTAGGGCAGTTGGTATGATAGTTGATCCTAGAAATAGGGGGGAAAAATCCCCCCTAGTTTTGTACTTTATTACGCACCCGGTGAACCAAAAATGGCTCTCCAGTCAGACCATCCAAAAGAATATCTTTCAGAGGCTTTGAAACGCATATTTCCAGATTCAAAATCCGGTTCCATAGAAGTTTTTAAAGGTCTTCTTTGGAACATTGTTAAACCAGAATTTATTAGGTCTGTGAGAATGAACCATGCGTCAGTATCAGTTAGATAATGATTGACAGCATATCCTTGTGGAAGGATATTCATTTGTCTTAATGCATTAGTATCATTGTCAGCAGTACCAACTCTTAAATCTGATTTTAAGATTCTTTGTGCTGTGAAAGCTAAATCTTTAGGGATAATTAACTTTCTTGCGTTAACAGCAACTGGCACATTTCTGTCATCCACAAAACCACCAATTGAAATAATTGCTGATTCAAGTGAAGTTTCAGATAAATCTGACGCAGTTGAAGGTTCGTTAGCTAAGTCTCCAGCAGCAAGTGTAGGGTGATCTGTGGTAATCATTGCTTTACCATCTCCACCTACGAAACTTGTACTAAATCCATTGTTAAGAACATTTGCGGCTTTTACCTGCTTGGTATAAGCCATTGAACGTGCCAAAGCAGCAGTGTATCTTTTAGATAATGTATCATAAAGATTATCCTCTACAGCTTCCTCAGTTACTGAGAATGCTAAGGCGATAGTCTCATGTACATATCTAGCAGTCCATTGCTCTGAAGCTGAATCAAATTCAACTGATCCACCTTCTGCTTTAGTTGGTGCAGCACCAAACCCAGAAAGAAGAGTTTCTTCTTCAAAGGCTCTGTCTGAATTATTTTCTGTGAAAATTTCAGCGTGCTCACGTTCCCATCTTTTGTACTCCAAACCGAATAAGGCGTGAAGTCCCGGCTCCAACTCTTTAACGAGTTGCGATCTACTTATAGAACTCATATTTTACTCCTTATCCTATACGCCCGGTGTACCTTGATCATGTCCAACCAGTTCATGTTCCCATATAACTGCTTCTAACACGCCATTAGTACCGAAGGCATTTTTTGGTGAATTGTACAGCCCAAGAATCCTTAATCCTGCTGTGCCAGTACCTGTTGTGCCATTAATCTCATGTGCAGAACCACCAGTAGTTGTACTACCTGCTCCTGCAACGTGGTCTGCTAAATTACCTATATCGGCAAAATCTGCAGAACCAGAAGATTGAATAGCCCAAACAATATTGGGGTCGTCATACACAAATGCAGTGATATCTCCACTACCTTGTGTTGTTGTGCTTGCTGGGTAATGTTTAGAAAAAACTACTTCGCCTGATGAGTTAGTAAATTTGCAACCTGCAAATACACCTAGTAATCTATTACCAGCAGCGGCTGCATCAATGTAGCCTGTGCCTAGTAATTTAACAAAATCACCAGTAAAAATAGCAGTTGAAGATGTTCCATCTCCAATTATTTTCCACTCATTAGCTCGAATAGTTCCGCCTGTAACATGTCTTACAGCTTTAGCACCAAATGCAGCATCTACGTTTGCCATATTTTTATTCTCCTATTGCTAATTGTTAAAAAAGCACCTTACAAAAGAATTCTATTCTTCACTAAACTCGGTTTTTCTTTTACCTGTTGTTGTTGAAGAACTACGTTTTTGATGAACTGGCATTGAGGGATGTTGTTGTTTCAAAATATCAGCATCAACAGCTTGGCTTTGCCTATTTGTCTTTTGCTCAAAATATTCTTTTTTTGCATCAGACATTTCTGTTGGGATTTTTGCTAAAACTAAATCTCCTGTACCAATCACGCCAGCGTATTTTCCTGTCTCGTGTGTTGGTGCATCGAAATCTGGGTGTTCGTCAGCACGCACATATTCGTATCCTTCTCTTCGTTTTTTTGATACGTTTTGTGAATCATCCTCTCCACCCGCAGCAACTCTAATCCATCTGTATTTTATTCCATCTACTTTTGGTTTAGGTGCTTCTAAATAATTAGGAGGTTGATATACTATTTTGCGACTAGCTTCAGCCCTAGTCGAGTGGCTTTTATTTTTATTGGTCATTCAGTTCTCACAAACTTCGCATATTCTTCTAGTGGCACACCTAATTTACGAGCCATTGCGATCTGGGCCTGATTCATACGAACCTTTTTAGGTGAGGAAGATGTTGTTTTACTAACACCTGCTACAGTTGGTCTAGGTCGACTTGCTTCCTGTGAAGGAAATGAATCGCCTATCCTACGATCTAGTTCGGAATAATAATCCTCACTTGATGGATTGTAGCCTTCCATCTTGAGAGCAGCATCAATAGCGTAAGCCGCACCAGTTTTTGCTAC